ATACACTGGAACTCTTGATAGCACTTGCACCATCACTATAGGGCCAAACACGGTCAGTAAGTTGTGGTTTATCGAGAACGCAACCAGCGGATCACAGAGCATTATTATCAAGCAAGGCTCTGGTGCCACGATCACCATACTCAACGGTCAAACCAAAGCTATTTACAGCGACGGTGCTGGATCAGGCGCTGCGATGGTCGATGCGTTTACTGATCTATCTGTTCCGTCGTTCTTTGTGTCAGGTGATTTAGATGTAGACGGTACCGCTAATCTTGATGTTGTAGATGTCGATGGTGCATCAAGTTTTGCAGGAAATGTCACCATTGAAACAGGCGCAGATCTACTTACCGCATCGGCAGGTAGCGACAACATTCGCATAGGCTTGAGTGCGGGAGATGCGCTTCAAAGCGGCGGTAACAACAACGTGTTCATCGGTCGAGATGCTGGCGGTGCAGTTACCACTGGAGATAACAATATTGCGATTGGGGAGGACAGCCTCAAAACAGCTACGACTTCTTCAAACAACATTGGCATAGGACTCAATGCACTAGAGGCCACGACTTCTGGGGATCGCAACGTAGCCATCGGCGTTGATGCGTTGTTGACTAATACTCAAGGCGCTCGAAGTGTGGCTATCGGATACGCCGCTTTAGATGCTCAAGACTATACGACGGACACCAACGCTTACAATATCGGCATAGGTTATGAGGCAGGTGGAGCAGTAACTACGGGAATCCATAACACCCTCATTGGTGCCCTTGCAGGAGATGCTCTTACTACTGGTTTTGAAAATGTGGCGGTGGGATACGCTGCTTTAAGTTCAGATACGCTTGGAAGTAAATCTGTTGCGATAGGACGCAACTCTTTGAACGCGCAAAACTTTACAACCGCTACAGATGCTCTCAATGTAGCCGTTGGGCAAAGCGCAGGTAAGTCAGTCACTACGGGAGTTCGTAATACGCTCATCGGTGGTCTTGCAGGCGACGCAATAACAAGCGGGGATAACAACATAGCGATAGGGTATGCCGCTATGACTGCGAATACACTTGCCGATAGAAATGTCGCTATCGGTAACGAGGCGTTAGAAGCCTTTAACATCACAACAAGCACCGATTCGTACAACGTAGCCGTTGGCTTTCAAGCAGGGCATGCAATTACTACGGGAATCCAGAACACTATCTTGGGCGGTCTAGCAGGTGATGCTCTCACTGACGCAGATTCAAATGTCGCCGTAGGGTATTTGGCTTTGTCCACAGACACATTAGGCAGTAAATCAACAGCTATTGGTCGTCGTGCTTTGGGAACACAAAATTTTACTACGGCAACTGACTCCAATAATACAGCCGTGGGGTATAACGCGGGTTTAAACGTCACCACTGGAACTTTCAATACCATCTTGGGTGGTCAGGCAGCAGATGCGATTACACAAGGGACAAGAAATATCGCCATCGGTTACGGTGCGCTGACATCTGACACGTTAGGCTCAAAATCAATCGCCATTGGTGTGGGCGCTTTAGATGCCCAAAACTTCACGACAGCCACAGACTCCAACAATCTCGCGGTTGGTAATAATGCAGGAGCGTCAGTCACTACGGGAATTCAAAACGTTTTCGTAGGAGGGTTGGCGGGCGACGCTTTGACCGATGCAGATTTCAACACTGCTGTCGGTCATGCTGCTTTAGGTGCGGACACTTTAGGTTCGCAATCTACTGCACTCGGATTCGGGACGTTGCAGAGCCAAAATTTCACAACAGCTACAGCTACTCTCAACACAGCAGTTGGGGTGAATGCAGGGGCATCAGTCACCACGGGGGTAAACCTCACACTGATCGGCGCTAATGCAGGTGATGCCTTGACCACGGGAACGGACAGTGTTGCTGTGGGTAAATCAGCCCTGAGTTCAGACACAAAAGGTACGTTCACTGTTGCGGTTGGGACAAATGCCCTCGCGAGCCAAAATCAAACGACTGCGACTACTACTTACAACGTCGCTGTTGGCTTAAACGCAGGGACGAGTGTCACCACGGGAATCCAAAACACGATCATCGGCGGTGTCGCAGGTGATGCCCTGACTGACGCTGACTTCAACGTGGCCTTGGGTTACGGCGCATTATCGTCTGATACCTTGGGTAGTCGAAACACTGCCATCGGCTATGTGGCTTTGTTAAATCAAAACTTTACGACTGCGACAGATTCTTACAACGTAGCAGTAGGGTTTGAAGCGGGTAAGTCAATCACTACTGGAGTCCAGAACACCCTAGTTGGTGGTCTTTGTGCAGATGGGCTAACTACAGGAGATTTCAACACTTGCATGGGTGTTAATGCGGCAGGTGGGTCGTCTTTCAGTGGAAATAACAATACTGTCGTAGGCTATAACGCAGGTAGTGCGTTAACTACCGGCGGCAATAATTTATATCTCGGTAAAGATGCTGCTGTAACAGGAAGTCCCGGCGGCAATAGAACCAATGACAGCAATGGCATATGTTTCGGAGATGACCTTATAAGTGTCGCTCACATTCAAGTATCTCTAACAGTTGCTTCTGACGAAAGAGATAAAACTGATTTTGTTGACCTAGACCTTGGCTTAGATTTTGTAAAAGCATTAGAGCCTGTCACTTATTACTGGGACAAGCGTTCTAAGTACGGCGATAAGCACGCTGAAAACTATGACCTAAACGCACAAACTCCAGACGGCACGCACAAAGAAGACTGGATGGATGTTGGTTTCAAGGCGCAAGCTGTGCGTGATCTTGAAGAAGCTGCTGGGTACACCGCCGATGCTAAGAAGAACCTCACCGTATCGCTCTCGGACGATGGTAAGCAATACGGTCTTCAGTACGAGAAGTTCATACCAATTCTTGTCAAAGCCATCCAAGATCAAGATGCAATCATCACATCACTGACTGCGCGTATCGCCGCGCTAGAATCATAAGGAGGACTGAAATGTCTGAGGAAGCTAGAACCGACGCTGAAAAAGCCCAGATGTATCAAGCCATGTTAGATGGCGCGAATGTCATCACCAGCGTGCTGGATGCAAACAACGAATATGGCAATGACTTGACCAATGCCGAGAAGCAGGAAAAAGTTCTGCGTAGTGCTGGATATTTAGAATACGGTAAGGCGCTCGGTGACTGGGGGTCAGAAGACTTCACCGCTATCGACAGTGCTGTTACAGCCGCGAAAGCCTATACACCATAAGGAAAAATAGACCGTGCAAATTAGCCTCGAAGAAAACGAAATCAACGCAATCCTAGCAATCCTTGGTGATATGCCAAGTAAGTCAGGCACATGGCCTTTGATGATGAAGATAAAGGTACAAGCCGACGCGCAACTAGTTGAGCCAGAAGAGGACGAAGAAGGCGAGGAAGAAGCTGCTGTCGAAGCCATAAATGGCTGAGATCGAATACATCATGCACCCTCTTCCGTCAGTATTTCTGATGGAGCTGGACATCCCGACAGAGTTTGTTGATTCGTGTAATGACTATCTCGATGAGTTAGTGACACAAGACGATAAAGTCAGCGCAGCGCATACGCTGGTTGGTCAGATCAAGACAGGTGAGCAGCTTGTGATGGATCACGAAGATCCAAGGCTGGCACCATTTTCTAGGTTCTTGTGCGAGATGGGCGTGACGTATATTAACCAGTTTATGGCCCAGTCTGGTCAGTTGCTGGACGGTAACAGAAACGTCGAAATGGATGAGCTATGGTCAGTCCACAGTTATGAGGGCGACTACAACCCGATACATGACCACGGCACGAAAACGGTGATGGGCATTAGCTGTACGACATGGACTAAGGTGCCGCCTCAAATCGTGCAGGGGCCAAGACCGGGGTCGCAAGAGTACGGGCTGTATAACGCCTCTGGTGAGTCAGATGGTTGTCTCTGTTTCAATTACGGGCAAAGCAGCACATGGGATAGAGAGCGGCTCAAGCCTACGCAGAATGTCGTAGTCAGGCCGCAGGTGGGCAGGCTATATATGTTTCCGAGTTGGATGCAACATATGGTTTACCCTTTTCAGGGGGAAGGCGAGCGAAGGACAGTAGCCGCCAATATAAATTGTTTTCCTGTAGAGGGTGAGCAAGATGGACATAAGCATTAATGACACAGCGCAGATTAGTTGGAAACAAGTCGCTGTACAAAAACAAGAGCGTTTGAGAACTGGCGCTGAAGGCGAGACTGTGCGCGAGGCGGTAGAGACAATCATACCGACAATTTATACAAAAGAAGGTAACAGGGTCGAGGCGCAGCAATTAGCATCGACACAACGAGTAAATATAAGCGTATAAGCCATGATTATCGAGTCTGTTGCAGCCGCTGGGATGCTTCTCCAGCAGATCAATTCGGTGATCCAAAATGTTAATGAAGGTAAGGCTAACGTCCAACAGGCAATGGCTTTAGTTTCTGATTTCGGAGAAGCTCTTAATAACTTTGAGGTACAACGAAAAAGCTCGACGTTCAACGCCCTCTCAAAGAATGACATCCTCAAGCTACAGATGCTGCGTAGGAACCAAGAGCGATACCAAAAAGATTTAAGAGATTTGCTCCTCGTCGCAGATCCCAAGCTGTTGGAGGATTATGACCAGGCGATTAGGCAGCAAGAACAAGATAGGAGGGCGCACGCGAGACTGATGGCAAAAAGAAAACGCGAAAAACAAATTCTTATCCAACAAATTCTTGTTGGCGGTACGACTCTTATTATCGGTGGCGGTGTCGCAGTTCTGATATTTGTATTAATCCTTAAAGCCTTCGGATGATTATGGCGTTTTTATTGGTCGTCGTAGTTAACGGTGAGCCGATCGCTGAACAATTCTATTTCCGAGATATTACTCGCTGTAATACGTTCGCATATTATGTTAGCACTGGTAAAACTAAAATTAACAATAATTATCAGATACAAGAAAATATAACAGCCTACTGCATACCGAAACGTATCGGGGTCAATACGAAAACTTGGGATTAAAATGGCAGCTAAAAAACTCGAAGAAGGTTCAGAGTACGCTGAATACGATTCTGATGGAGATGGTATTGTTAGCGACGAGGAGTTACAAACCAGTAAAGAATTGCAAGACCTACGTTTACAACATGAACGAGCAGATGCTCAAAGGGCTATGAGTTGGTTCGCATTATGGGGAATGTTGTTATATCCGTCACTCGTCGTTGCCTCAGAACTTTTTGGATTAAATCAAGCAGCAAGTATTTTAGGAGATATGGCCGCAGTCTATTTTGTATCTGTCGCAGGTATACTGGCTGCATTTTTCGGTGCTCAGGCTTGGTCGAATAGGAAATAAATATGAGTTTAGTGGGACAACTTATTGGACCAGTTACTGGATTACTAGATAAGTTTATAGAAGATAAAGATCAAAAAAATGCTCTAGCGCACGAGATCGCTACGATGTCGGAGCGCCATGCTCAAGAGGCGCTCAAAGGCCAATTAGAAATTAATAAAATGGAAGCGGCACATAAATCTTTATTTGTCGCTGGATGGCGACCAGCCATCGGCTGGATTTGTGCGGTAGGTTTATTATATAACACAATTATTGCAAATGTTCTAGGTATCTGGATGACAGTCCCAGAAGTAGATACAACTTTACTCGTCCCAGTTATGATGGGAATGCTCGGTTTGGGTGCTATGCGCTCATACGAAAAAGTAAATCAGGTAGCTAGAGAAAAGTAATGAGTAAGCTAGTCGAGATGATTAAACGTCATGAGGGCGTAAAATCTAAAGTCTATTTATGCTCAGCAGGTTACGAAACGATTGGTGTTGGTAGGAATATTTCTGAGTCAGGGCTAGGGCTGTCCGATGACGAAATAGATTATCTTTTACAAAACGATATACAACGAGTGAAAGAGGAACTGAAAGATACTTACTTTTGGTTCGCTGCCCTAAGCGAAGCTAGACAAGACGCGATGATTGATATTTGTTTCAATCTTGGGTTGACACGGTTACGAGGTTTCGTTAAAGCATTAGAGGCGATGTCTAGGGAACAGTTTGATGTAGCTGCAGACGAATTTATGGATAGTAAATGGGCGCAACAAGTAGGTACGAGAGCGATTCGTGTTACTGAAATGATTCGTAGTGGTGAGTATATCTAATGCCCTTACAGAAATTTATCTTTAATCCTGGTATTAATAAAGAAGGTACTGATTATACTGCCGAAGGCGGGTGGTTTGACGGTAATCTAGTTCGGTTTCGTAAAGGCTTGCCAGAAAAAATAGGTGGCTGGGTAAAATATCTAACTTCATCTATAAAAGGGAAAGGTAGAAAATTACACGCATACGTTACTTTAAACGGCACTCGTATTTTTTCAATAGGTACGACTTTTAAACTTTATTGGCAAGAAGGAGATAATTATAACGACATTACTCCTATCCGATCCACAACAAGTGCTGGAGACGTTACTTTTTCTGCAACGAATGGCTCTTCAACCATCACTGTTAACGATACTTCTCATGGTGCAGACTTAAATGATTTCGTTACATTTTCAGGTGCAGCTTCGTTAGGCGGTAATATTACTGCTACCGTTTTAAATCAAGAATATCAAGTTACTGCCGTTACTTCTGCTAATGCATTTACGATTACCGCTAAAGATACAGATGGTAATACTGTTACAGCTAATTCTTCTGATACAGGTAACGGAGGTAGCTCTACTATTGGTGAATACCAAATTAGCGTTGGCTTAGATGTTTTTATCGATGGCACAGGTTGGGGTGCTGGCGCGTGGGGATCAGGTACTTGGGGTTCTACTAGCTCATTAGCTGCTAATAATCAGTTGAGATTATGGTCAATAGATAATTTCGGTGAGGATTTAATCGCTAATGTACGGGCTGGGGGTGTTTTTTATTGGGATTTTTCTACGGCAAGCCAAAGAGCTAAAGCGTTAAAAGATATCCAAAACGCTAATTTTGTACCGACTGTTGGGTTACAAGTTTTAGTTTCTGATATAGATCGTCATGTTATCGTTTTAGGTGCAGACCCGATCGAAGGCGGTAGTCGTTCTGAAGAAATAGATCCGTTATTAGTCGCTTTTTCTGATCAAGAAAACCCTTTCGATTTTGAACCAAGAGCTACTAATACAGCGGGTTCTTTACGCTGTTCTGCTGGGTCTGAAATTATTGGCGGTCTTCGAGCGAGACAAGAAACGCTGATATGGACTGATGTAGCGTTATATAGCTTACAGTTTGTTGGCCCTCCTAATACATTCGGGCTTCAGTTAATAAATGAAGGCGTTAGTTTAATTGGCCCTAATGCTGCAGTCAACTCGCCGACAGGTATCTACTGGATGGATAAAAAAGGTTTTTATACCTACAACGGTTCAGTAGTTCCCCTGCCGTGTACCGTACACAGTTTTGTATTCGATAATTTTAACGAAAAACAAGCGTTCCAAGTATTCGGTTTTTTAAATAAACAGTTCGATGAAGTTGGCTGGTTTTATTGCACCGCTGATAGCATAACGATAGATAGGTATGTCGTTTTTAATTATGTCGAAGGAACGTGGGCGATAGGTGCTCTTTCTCGCACTGCATGGTTAGACGAAGGTATCGTTTCTTTTCCGAGAGCTGCTGGTTTTGCAGACGATAGAAATTATATTTATTCTCACGAAACAGGGCACGACGATGACGGTTCGCCTATGGATAATGTTTTTATCGAAAGTGCTGATTTCGATATCGGCGATGGCGAAGAGTTTCAGTTTATCCGTCGGTTTATACCTGACGTAAAATTTACGGGGGATAATGGTGATAGTCAAACTTTAAACGTCGTTTTAAAAGCTAGAGATTTTCCAGGACAAAGTTTAACTACCGACCAAACGACAGCATTTACAGGATCTACAACGAAAGTAGATACGAGAGCTAGAGCTAGACAAGCTGCGGTACGCTTTGAATCAGATGATGACGCCGACGTAGGAACGAGGTTAGGGTTAGGGTTTACGATAGGAGCAACACGTTTAGATTTACAGCCTAACGGTAGACGCTAATGGCTAAACTACTACAAAGTAGATTACCGTATTACAACCCATATTATTCGCGAGTCGTCGATGCTAGTTCATTTAATCGTTTTGTTAGGATACTTGAGCTAAACCTAGACGCTTTCGACCCTAGCGCGACACCACAGTTTACTAGCGCCGATCGTGACCAAAGACAGTTCGCTGCTGGCGATATTATTTGGAATACTACAGAGGGTGTTCTTCAAGTATATTTAGGCAATGTTTGGCAGAATATTTCTACGCCAAGTACGTCAGGACTGAGTGCAACAGGGAGCGTAGGCACAGTCCAAGTTGTTACGAATGGTAATATCGTAGTAGCGTTATAGTTATGAAAAAGACGAAGAAAAAACCTAAAGTCCCTGCGAAATACCTAGCTGGTTTGACTCCGAAAGAAAAAGAAAAACGGAAAAAAGAAATAGCTAGGAATAAAAAGAAGGCAATGGATGATCCTTCGGCTTACAAATTTTCTACTGATAAGAAAAAAGGTAAGCGTAGGAAAACTATTGAATCTAAATATACTCGCAGGTTTAAACAGAGGTTCGGCACAAAGTCATGAGTCTTTCAGAAAAAACTAAAAAAGCCCTATCTAATAAAGCAGAAGCAGCCCGTAAAAAAGGCAAAAAAGTAACCGCTGGTCAACTTGCTCGTGTATATAAACGAGGGCTTGCTGCGTATAAAACAGGGCATCGTCCTGGAACTTCACAACACCAATGGGCTATGGCTCGTGTAAATTCTGTATTGACAGGCGGTAAAGCTGCTACTGTCGATAAAGATATTATGAAAGGCGGTAAAGCTAAAAAACCAGCCGCTAAGAAAAAGCCAGCTAAGAAGAAAAAATCATGACACGACTTTTCGATGACGAACAAAGTTCTTCATTGATTACTTCGATGATGAATCCTGAATCTAACGCTTCTAAATTTATAGAACAAGGCGAAGATATCGGGCTACCTCGCGATGTTACGATGGATATTCTTAATAAATACGCTACATATGGCGCGAATACGGGTATTGGTAATTTAGGCGGGGAACGATTAGTTAATGCTTTAAACGAAGAATACCGTAAACGTGTCGATGCGCCTTTACAAAGTGACTCTCAAGAAATGTTCTTAGGCGGTATTCCAGTTTTGTCATCTATCGCTGAATTTATAGCTGGTCTAGGCACAGGTGCTGTAGATGCTATTACAAGTGTTTTTAAAGCTGCTCCAGAAGCTGTAGCATCGGTTACAGATGGAGGGGGAGCTGCAATTAAACAAGCTGTAGAAGCACCTACTCTCGGTATTCCAATAGATGTAGAGGGTGCTTCGGGTCAGATGTTAAACCCTATCCGTGAGACTGCAGCTAGTGCACCTGAGGCAGTGGAAGAACTTAGTAAATTAGAAAAATTTATAGAAGAAAACCCTGTCGCAGCTAGAACTATTTTAAGTGGTAGTGAAGATCTCGCTGCTTTATTAGGGAGACAGCTAGGTTCGAGAGGTGATAAAGGGCCGCGAACTGGGGTTAGAAGTCGCACGTTTAGAGGTCAACCTAGACAAATCAAATCAACTCGTATCGGTATGGCTGAAGGCGGTAAACCCGATGAGGGTTCTGTGCTTGGTCGTAGGTTATTTATACAAGGCGGCGAAGTTGATGGCCCTGGAGGGCCAAAAGAAGATTTAGTACCGATATGGGCAAGCGATAGCGAATACGTCGTATCGGAAAAAGGTGTTAGAAATATGGGCGGCGGCGATTTTGAAAAAGGGATCGCGGCTCTTGATAAAATAAATTTTGGTAAGCGAAATGTCTGAAGAACAACAAGCATATAGTTATCAAGCCCCAGACCAATATCTTTATAATTTACTTACTGGCGGCGGCGGAGCGTTTGGGCTACTTCCTACAGTTCAACAATATTACGCAGATACGATTGCAAATATTGGTGAGAAAGATAGAAGCCCGTTTACTTATAGTGACGAACGTATTGCAGATTTTTCTCCTAGAGAACAATATGCGATGCAACTCGCAGACGCAGGTATCGGCGCTTATCAACCATATTTAGCTCGCGCTACGGGATTAACAGAAGAGGCGTTAGCTACACAAGCTGGAGGTATTTCCGAAGCTAAAGCTGCTCAATTACGAGCGCAACAACAAGGCGAAGATTATACTCGTACAGGTATTAGAGCTACTCGTGGAGCAGAACGAGGGTTACGAGGAGATTTAACCGCTGCAGAAAGAGCTGCGCGAAGGGGCGTAAGTGCGCAACAGCCGTTTATAGATAGAGCGGCAAGAGATATTAGGCGTAGTCAAAGAGGTTTTGACCCGAGTTCTATAGATGCGTTTATGGATCCGTACGAAGATGCGGTAGTACAACAAACGATAAAAGATATACAAAAAGGTCAAGCTACTGGGGATATAGCAAGACGCGCTTCTGATGTAGCGCAAGGCGCGTTAGGTGGTTCTAGGTCAAGAATATCCCAACAAGAATCTGATGATGCTGCGACACGTGCGATGATGAAAGAAGTCGGCGCTATTCGTAGTGCTGGATTCGGTAGTTCTCGTGACGCAGCGATGAGTGAATTTGCTCGGCAACGAGCGGCAGACGCACAAGCCGCTGGGCTGCAATCAGGATTAGGCGCACAAGTTGGAGGAGCGCAATCAGGACTTTCTTCATTATTAAGTGGGTTGGGTGCGCAACGGTATGGTGCAGGAATGGGTACAGCAGGTGCGCTTACTGGTGCAGGTCAACAACTTTACGGAATGGGCGCTGGTTCTTCGGGTGCTTTAGCAGGATTAGCCGGTCAATTATCAGGTGCGCAAACTGGTGCAGCATCAGCAATGACGGGATTAGCTGGTCAACAACAAGGTTTCCGTCAAGGTGATGTAGCTTCGATGATGAACGTCGGTGCGATGAACCGTGCTAGAAACCAAGCACTGATGGATTTAAATTATCAAAATTTCGTAGGTCAGTTTAATTTACCACAACAGTTGATGTCTGGTTATGCTAATTTCTTAACAGGCGCTGGCCCGTTATTAGGTGGTGTTGGTTATTCTGGGCCGTCACAACAATCACCGTATGGTACTGTTACGACAACTGGTATGGCTGGCGGTGGTCGAACAGACGGTAAACCGATACCTGAAGATAATAAAGGTTTACCGGCGTTAGCAAGAAAAGCACCAGAAGTTGTTAAACGAATGGGTTATCAAGTCCCTCAAAAGAAACGCTCAGGTGGGATAGTAAACGCTCGTTTCCCAATGTCCTCTCGTAAGATGGGAGCATAACGTGGCTAACGGTTTCGGTTTTGATGTAACTAAAAAATCTCCTGCACTATTGCAACCAGTGCAAATACAACCTGCTCGTGTGCAATTCCCTACTCCACGCCCTGCTACCCGTCGTCGTGAAAAAGATCCTGATAAACAATTAGTGCAATACGGAGCTGGTTTATTAGCGCCCGTATTAGGTGAGCTTTTAACTAGAGGTTTGGGTGCGATTCCAGGAATAGATAAGTTTATTTATGAAGATCCCGCAGAGACGAGACAAGAATTTGGATTGCCAACTTTAGTAGATTCCGTAGATCCCAATGCTGTTTTGACAGATGAACAGAAAAAACGAGCTACGATGTTATCAGAAAATCCTGAGTTTGCGCAATTACTCCGCAAAGATCCTCAGGGCCGACCATTCGTAGGCATTAGTGATCCCCGACAAATGGAGTTAGCAAGAAGACGAGGTTTAGTTCGTCAAGCGTTTGGTGATCCTGGGGATATGCCTCGTAGAAAAACTTTTTTAGGAGAGATAGCTAGTCAAATTGGAGGGGTACTTCCTGGGTTAGCGTTAGATGACGATGGAGATATATCAACATTCGTTGGCGCATCTCAAGCAGCAAATAAAATAGCTAGTGGTATCGAAGCAGCTAAACTTGATAACTATCTTAAATTAGAACGTAAAAGAGCAGAATCTTTATTAGCCGTAGGCGATCTTAAAGATTACATTGGTTATTCTAATTTTATGAGACAAGGGACTTCTACTGATACACAAGTAACGCGACAAATAAAAGCCTCTAAAGACGGCACGGTACAATATATTTTAAGTAGGGGTGATAAAGAGATAGATGCGGTCATGGGGCCAGACGGAACGCGATATAGCGTTCCGAAAGGGCAGTATTATGTAGATCCTAATTTTCTATTTACCGAAGAAAAAGCAGATAAACCTGTTAATCATATGTTTTTAGTAAATAGCAATGATATTACTGATGTTAGCGAAGGGTTTACACAATACGAAGTAATAGAGGGTAGATACGTTCCTGTTAATTACATTCGGGATAAAGGTGATGAAGGTAAATATAAACGCGCTGATGATTGGGCTGCAGGGCGAGTAAGGGATGGCCAAAATGTAATTTGGGTTAAACCTCCTTCTAATTTTTATGAGTTACAAAAAACAGCACCGAAACAATTCCCAGAGTTAGTTGATCTTTGGAAAGAGAGATCAACAAGCCAAAGAACTCTTTTAGCCAGTGTTAAACCTCTTATGGTTTTAGCACAAGGAGCATTAAGAGCAGACGGTATAAATCCAGATACTGGCGAGCCTTTACTCGATCAAGCTGGTCGTCCGATAAAAGATGTGGATTTATTAACGACGGTAGGTGGTTTAAAACCATTTATAGCAGAACTTACTAGGGAAGCGCAAAGCGCATTAAGATTTGTTAGTGACACCTTAGCTATTGAAGATAATACAAGTCCTAGAAATGTTTTTACTAATTATTACGAATCTCAAGCAGACCAAAATAATTATTTCTTAAAGTTTTATGACGCTCAAAACTCATTTATTAATGCAATAGACCGAGGGTTAGGTCAAGCAGAAATAGATAAACAAAGAACTCGCTACTATACAGCGATGAAACAATATCGGGATAATGTTGCTGACCAAGGTGGTCAGACTGATTTTCTTGATAACTTGTTGAATTTTAGTAATGAGTCTTTCGAAGACTTTTTACAAGTTGGTGCAGATAGAGCAAAAATTGCAGCAGCTCAAACACAATTAGCTTATACAATCGCAGCACAAGACGGTAATACAGGTACGGCTCTTTCTGATCGAGACGTTTCTAATTATTTGATGAGAGCAGGTTTCGGATCTAAAAATCCAAAAGAACTTTTAGATAAAGCAGAACTGTTAATGGTTACTTTGTTAGAAGATTTTGACGGTAATACTACATTAGCTAACCTGAGTGGGGCTGCTCTTTTCCCCGACGACATTAGTTCAAAAACTCTCGCTGATCGGCATCTTCGTGGATATGGTATTTCTCAAAGAGATTTAGATTTTATTACAGATTTAAATAACCCAGAGAAAGAACGTATAGCGAAAGCAGAAAGTATTTTGGACGAGATGGGTAGAAAAACACAGACGCTCGCCGGACAACATTTTGATTATAACCGTAAAACAGGTCGAATAGAATTGCGCACCGTAGATAAGATCATGCAACAAAGTATGCGCAAATATTATGACTTCTTTAATAATGTCTTTTTACCGTATCAAGGTACAAGTGTCGACAATATAGTTAGGCAAATAGCGCAAGCAGCGGCCTCTGGACAAGGGCAACGCCTCAATGTACAAGATAGGCAACCCACACCTGGACAAAGACAACTAGATCCGATGTAACATGGCACAAGCTAATCCTTTAGCACAAACTGATTTTGCTAGGGCGTATATAGATGTTTCGCCAGATTTCAACGTGGACGACAGTTTATTTAAACAATTACAGGCTCATTTAGAGTCGGATGAGACGACGGCTACTTTAGGATTCGTTCAAGGAGCGAGAGTACCTGATCTTTTTGATAGTGATACAGATTATCGAAGATATCTAACTTATTACTATGCAGATCAAATAGCTAAAGACGCAAGTAAAACGACTCCTCAAGATGCACTTGCTGCAACAGAGTATTTACAAGGATTGTCAGACGTAGGCGGTACTAGGGCCGAAGCTCTTGAAAATTACAGAAGTCGAATGAGACTTTATCAGGGGCCGAGTTTAAATATCCAACCTCTCCAAAGACGTGCGTTTAAAGACGAATACGATCGTTTTAAACAAAGAATTTTCGACCCTTCTGTGCCACCAAAAGGCGACGATTTTACTCGTACCGATTACTCCCCGATAACGGGAGTAAATATGATGAGCGAAGAAGAACGTCAAGAGTTCGCTGATAATAATATAAACCCTGATCGTTATTTTAACGCTGGACAAAGTTATCAAGACCAGTTTATTACAGGTTTCAGGGAGGGTGATTTAGACCTCCGTCCTATAATTGATACGAATGCATATAGAATAGGCGCTCTTTTAAGAAATCAGTTCGTTTTTAATAAAGACATGCCTTGGCGATTAAAACTTTTCGCCGGAGGTGCTTTTAATCCTACCCCCGAAGAAGCTGAATTCGCTATGGCGGATGAGTTTCCTGATATTAAAGGTCGGATTCGATATTTATTCCCATTACAACCTGATAGGGGTTTAGGTGTACTTGTCCCGAAACAAGATGATTCGGGAGAGATGGAGATTATTCCTCTTAGACCAGAGGCTGGTTTAGAAGAAATATTAGATATAACTGCCGAACTTACGATGCAGGAAACGACTCCAATTTTATTAGAGTTGAGTAGAGGAGGACTTAAAAATACAGCTAATAGAATTGGTAATGCAGTTCGTCGAGTTTTAGGTAAAGAAGAAAAAGCTAAAAAACATGTCCCCGTAGGCGGGATGAAACGAGCTGTCGGAAACGCAGCTATGGTAGCTGCAGAAGCATCATTAGGTAGGGTTATACAGCTATCAGCCGCAAGACAAGCAGAAGTAAATAATTTAAGTTTTGAGCGGATATTAGACGACGCTAGTATGGCTGCTGTACTAGCAGGTGTAGGTTCTTTAGGAGTATCAGCTACATTAGGTACGTTAGGAATTATACATAATGCTTTTTTCGGCAAAGATATTCCTGCAAAAACGCTTGAAGACCTCATGGGAGCAATCGAAGAACTTAAATTAAGACGAGTCGACAAAGACTTCCCTGTAGAATTTACTAACGAAGATTTAAAACAAATAGCAGCTGAAGCTGGTGAAAGTATCGGTAAAGAAGCTAACTTAGTATTTACATTAGGTCAATTGACAGGGAAAGACGACATATTAAAGTTAGAGTCAGAACTCTATAACTTTTTACAAAACCGTAATTTTCCTGAAACAAGGGTTTTTGAAGAAGCTATTTATAATAACCGCGAAGTTGCCGCTACTTTTTGGCAAGCCTTAACGAAACAAACAGATACTGATATTACTGCAGAGCAATTCGTTAAAACTTTACAAGCACGTCAAGAAGAAATACAAAAACTCGCGCAAAGAGCTGCTCAAAAAGAAATAAGTTTACTTAAAAAAGAAGCAGCGATACCCAGCACTGTCATTTCTAAATATCGCGTTTTAGCAGATGAGTCAGTCGATGACTTAGCAGAAATATTTACAAGAAAGAGTGGGTCAGGTTATCAAATCTATCGTTCAAGCCCTGTAATATTAAAGCAAGCAGATGACGAATATGCTAAGAGAGTAAGTACTTTTGAAGATGCAGTGCAAGGTCTCGCAGATATAGAAGTCGACCCAACTATTGTACAACAAGCGTTTCAAGATTTGAGGAGTAGAGGAGGAACGGACAGAATTCTAAAACTACTCGGCAACGTCAGATTAGCAGAAGCAATACGAGAAATTACGCCTATGGGAGAAGGGGGCGTTAGTACATTAAAACGTCTCGCTGGCGAAAAACAAGTAACAGAAGCAGGCGAAACTGTTGAGCCTATTACATACGACGTACCTACTTTATTTTCTATAAAAGAAGCTGTTGAAAGTTTATTAGGTAACAGCGGTGATAAAGGTTTACAAGCTGCTGCAATACGCTTTCGAAATACGATTGATGAACAAATAGAAACAACTTTAAATAGTGCCGCTAAAACAGATTTAGAAGCTCAAGGTATTAATCCCACACCGGCGCTTATCGAAGAATACCGTAGAACAGGGGAGCGATTTACCGATTATAATCGCGCTCGTAAACAACTTTTTGCTTACCAAGATAGTTTCGATAGAGATTATATTAAAACTTTAGCGGCACAAAGCCCAGAAGAAGTTCTGCCTTTCGTTTTAAATAGCAACCCGAGACAACTAAATAATTATATAGATTTAGTAAATATGTCTCCCGATTCCGAATCGAAACTAGCTTCGTTAAGAAAACTCGTTATTAAAGATATCGAAGGGGTAGTAAACCCATCTGATGATTTAGCTACACAAAATAAACAGTGGGCTGAATATTTAGACAAAAACGAAAAACAATTAGAAGCACTATTTCCCGAGGCAGATTTTTTAGAATTAAAAGATTGGTCTAAAGTTTTAGGTACAGCCGAAGCGGATGCTTTAGAAATACAACAAAACTTGGATAAAGTCGCAGAAGCTCTTGGTTTAGACGTTGACTTTACAGATTTTATCAAACGTCTGTTTGGCACTTCTGCAGATGAAAGAATTACCGATGTTGATCTAATAAAATTAGAAAAATTAGGCGATATTTTAAAACAATATCCAGGAGCGCAACAACAAGCCTATCAAGTATTTAGAGGCGCTCTGAAAAGGAAGTTCGAAAGTTTTAAAGCTGGTTTAGAAAAAGCTGGGTCTCCTGGAGAGGAATCAACACAAGGGGACGTTTTCGACCTTAACGCTTTTAAATTATTTATAGATTCAGGTTTCGCGTCTGGTCAAACGGGACAAGACCAATTAGCAAAACGACTTATACCTATATTTGGTAAAGACGTAGGTAGAGAATATGCTCGAGATTTACGAGCTTTTGCTTTTTTAATACAAAAACAAGATGCAGCAACAGCTGATAAAGTATTACAAAAAACACAAGGTAACTCAAGACAGACGGCTGGCGAGTGGCAAGGGATTATCTCTTCTTTGCAAAGAATTTTCGTACCTGTGTTAAGTCAAGCGAGTAGAAGAATTACTTACGCAAATGAATTATTACGTTTAAAAGCACAAGCAGATTTATTAGATGTAGTTACTAACCCTGATTCTTTAAAAAAGTATATCAAAAGTAGAAACAAAAAATTTACTGCAAAACAGTATTTAGCGTTTTTAGGTGGATTAACAGCAGCTCGCTTAGAGGATATTGGTAGTGGTCGAGACGAACAGCCTTTCGAGCAAAAGTTAGGAGTGTTAGGCGGTTTCGGAACCGCTGTCGGTACAAGAATCGACGACTTGCTCGGAGACGAGGACGAAGATGAACTTTAAAGTATTTGAAACACCGATAGCTCCTACTCCAGAAACACGTCCTATGGAAATGTATGGAGGAGGCGAAGTCAAACCTGCCCGTATGTTTACCGGCGGTCGATTTGGTGGTGCGCCTCCACAAAGAACAGAAAATACAGAAAACGAACCAACTCCAGAAGAAATAGCTGCTTTTAATTATATGTATGGCCCTTCAGCTTCTGAAGCAGCAGGGTTTAATCCTGCAGCAACGATGAATTACAGTGACGGCGTTGCTGATAGTATGGGTTTATTTGACGATGTCCCTGATTCTGTAGGAGAACAATCTTCAGGAGGGATGACCCAAGAAGAACGAGACGCATTAACAGAAGCAGCACTACAAGCGGATAGAGCAGAGGCAGCGGAACAACTTCAGTTCCAATTAGAAAGAAGTGAATATGTAGACGCTCTTACTCCTGGAGAAATAGATCTCTTAATTAGTGGCGGCAAGTTAACGGCAGAACAAGCTGCGTTACTTACACAAAACTATCAAGTTACCGAAGAGCAATTAGCGGAATTATTCGCTCAAGGGTTACTTACTGAAGAGCAAATTAGAGCGATAGTTGAGGGAGTAGTCGAAGAAGAAGAAGCGGGTGAATCAGAAAGTTCTGAAGAAGGTATCGTAGCTGGGTTAACCGAAGAACAAATTAATGAGTTGATTCAACAAGGGTTAGCGGGTCTCGATATGTCGACCTACGCAACTCAAGAAGATATACAAGGTTTAGAAGCATTATTCCAAAATTATTTAACGCCTGAACAATTAGAAGCGTATTTACCAACAGAAGATACGAGTACGATAGATGCGTTAACGAAACGTATTGCAGATTTAGAAGCTCAATACGCTAACGTAACATCACAATATGAAGCGGATGCAGTAAACCAACAAATCGCTGATGCAAAACAAGAAGTAAGTAATTTCTTTGCTAGTTCTGCGCCTACTGGCCCACGAACAGGATCTACTTCGCAGTTTGATTCAGGTGTTTCGTTCCTTCCTGGCAGTAGTCCGATGGCTAATTTGATAGAAGGGCAACGAGAAGGTTTAGGTCAAGATGCGTTTACGTCTTATTTAAAAACATTTACGCCTAGTTATAGTGATTACGAAGAGCCATTTAGCCCTGAAGAATATAATCAAAGAAACCAACCGTTTATGGGCGGTATGTATAACAACCCATTTACCGGCGGTATGTCATATAAACCTCCAGGAAAATCAGCGATGGGGGGACAAGTTTCTAACGGGATTATGGATTTAACAAATTTCGAAACTAACGTACAGCCGTTTCAAAATGCTTTTCGGCCTAATGTACCAAGGAACTAATTATGATACCTACGACTAATCCGCCGAATCGTTTAGACCAATTACGGGCTAGTGCTGGCCCGATGCCCCCCGTTAGTGGTGCTCCTATGACCCCTCCCCCTCCTGCTGGGAGACCACCGATGCCACCTCCCCCTATGGGGAGACCTCCGATGCCGCCTGCCGGTAGTGCAGCTTCCACGCCCCCTGCATCTCTCCCTACCGGCGGGTCGGCCCCCATGCCTCCTATGGAAGAACCTGAAGCAGATCGTCTCGAAGCATTATTAGGTGGTATGGAAGAAGAGCCGATGATGTTCGAAGAAGAAACATTTAGTACACAAGATGTAGCTACTGGTATAGCGACTTCCGCGTTACAAATATCTGGTTCGCCTGAACAAGCTCTAATGGCTGTCGAACAAGCAGCCGATGAATTACGAGCGATGTTAAGTTAACCAATCTTCCCACTTGTCATCGCCTAAGACTTCTTGGGCGAGATCAAGTTTATTACGAAGAGCTGTTACGATTTTTTCGTCTACTGTATCTTTAGCAACGAGATCAACATAAGTTACGTTGTTCTTTTGTCCGATACGGTGCGCTCTATCTTCTGATTGTAGACGCTTTTCTAAGTCGAAGTTATTTGAGTAATAAATTACGTTTTGAGCTTCAGTTAGCGTAATCCCGTAGCCGCCTGTTTGTGTATTACCTACGAAAAACCTGAGCGATGAATTAGGGTCTTGAAACTGTTTAATTACACGCTCTCGTTCATCAGGAGTTGTATCTCCGAAATAAGACGCTACTGCATCTGCACCAAACAAACCTTGTAGCGTTTCGACTATCTCTAAAATATTTTGTCTATAATTAGCCCAGATAATTATCTTGCCTTGCATCTCTGCAATAATTTCTATAAGTTCGTCTATACGGTTGTTATTAATAGGTGTTTCCGTACCGTCATCACTTTTTATATGACCGCATACTATTTGATGTAGCCGTAGGAGTTGGGTGAGCACGTTAGTAACACTAACGGTTTCTTGATTAGCTAGTTCAGTAATCGCTAACTCTTTTAATTCAGCGTAAAGTTTCTTTTGTTCGGCAGTAAGCGTTACATCCCGACGAATATAAAGTTTCTCCGGCAGGTCTAAACAGTCGCTTTTTAAGACTCTGTAAGAAAAACTATCTAGTTTTTGTGATAACTCATCTAAGTTCCGATACCCAACAACTTGTCGTACCGTTCTACCACCGAAGTAACGATTAACTACTTCGCCGTAATGGTTTTGGAAAGAGTAATACGACGTATACCCAAGTAAATTTGTTTCTAATACTTCTGTTTGGCTGTACAAGTCTAGTGGTGATTGGGTGATAGGCGAGCCAGTAAGGATACGACGATACTTTGTATTTTTAGCTAGTTTCGTAATCGCTTTGGTACGGGACGCTTTCGGGTTTTTAATCGTCGTAGATTCATCTACCGCGAACAATACTTGATGGCCGAGGATAAAGTTCTCAGTAAATTTGACACCTTTAGCTGTACTAAACGCTTCGACGTTGATAATAAATATTTTGAGTTTATCTAGGTCAGTATGAAAGAGTTTTACTAAATCTGCTTTTTCTTGTTTGCGAGGCGCAGGCGACCATACTGCGACATGTCTATCTACATACTCTGGTAAATGGTCGGGTATTTCTTTAGTAGACCAGTTTCTATACACACCTTTTGGTGCGACTATAACAACGGCGTTGATAGCACCTTTACCGTATAAAATGCCAATCGTATCTATAAGAACTTTTGATTTACCTGTACCCATCTCCATGAATAACCCATAGTTAGGTTTGTTCCATGAGCGAAGCAAAGCAGTTCTCTGGTGCGCAAACGGCTCCGTTTTGAATTCGTACTTCAAAGCTATTCCTTTCTAAGTTCTAAAAGTAAGTATATAGATTTTTATAAATAAATAAAATTTCCGTTTCTACGGGACGCCTCTTAATAGTTCTAATAGTTCCTATTAGTTTTTAGCTCTTTGGATTCTTTCGGTAGAACAAGCACTTAACACCGTATCTATTAGACGTATTAGTCTATTAAAACGATTTATAAATTTTTTTATAAAAAATAAAATTTTTAGATAGCTAATAGAAATAGCCCTTTACTCTCGAAAACCGGCTAGGTTAAGGTAAGGGTCTATAAAGGAGAAATTAGAAATGACAGTCTATGTAGTCCAAGAGGTTCCTGGACGCAATCTAGTCCCTGCGCAGAAGTTCGGTGACTTAGAACTCTTACTGCCTGCGAAAACTAATTTGATGTTATCGACAGGCCCAGAGGTATCCCGCCTTAAAAGGAAACTAATAGATTTCAACGACGATGATTATCTTTTATTGATGGGCGATCCTGCTGCTATAGGTATTTGTTGTGCTGTTGCAGCAGCGATTAATAGAAGATACAACGTACTGAAATGGGACAGACAAGAGATGACCTATTATCCAGTGTCGTTTGATCTAGGAGGTAGTACCTCATACGAGATAGGAGAGTTACATGCGTAGTGACGAAGAAGCGTTATCTTTTGAAGAACTTACAGGAGCTTCATCAGAAAAAGAATGGAACGAAACTACTTTAGATAGTGAATATGCGAAGATCAGCTCTACAGCTGTGAAACTACAAGATTTACAAAACGAAGTAGAAAACCTAGAACAAGAATTAAAACTCAAGAAAGAACAGCTGCGAGTCGTAGAAGAGCAAGAGCTACCCGAAGCGATGCAAGCAGCTAACCTCAAAGAGATCGTGCTAACTAACGGATCAAAAGTAACCGTTAGCGAGTTCTATAAAGGTTATATCTCAGAAAAGAACCGAGTAGCAGCACACGCTTGGTTATTACAAAATAATCACGGCGGCATTATTAAACACGAAGTCAACTTACGGTTCGGTAAAGACGAAGGTGACAAAGCTAACGATGCTGTTCAAAGTCTCAAACAGAAAGGGTTAGACCCTGCTGTTAAAGAGAGTGTTCATCCACAAACGCTTAACGCTTTTGTGAAAGAACAAATGACAAGTGGGAAGGATCTTCCTGCAGACCTATTCGGGATATTTGTCGGATCCCGCGCCAAAATAAAGTAGAGGTAACTATGGCTAGTAAGAAAGTAGCTGAGGCTGAGTCCTCAGACATTATCCCTTTCGATGACGATTTGTTATCGGCAGGTACGGGGCTAGAAGAAGCAGGGGCTGACGATTATGCGATACCGTTTTTGCGCGTATTACAATCAATGTCTCCGCAACTAAAGAAAAGTGACGGTAAATATATACAAGGTGCTGAAGAAGGAATGTTCTTCAATACTGTTACCGAATCTATTTACGACGGTACTGAGGGCGTAAGCATCATCCCTTGTGCTTACAAGAAAAAATATATTGAGTGGATTCCTCGAGAAAAAGGCGGTGGTTTCGTTTCTGACGAACACAGCGCGTCTATACTCAAACAGTGTAAGAAAAACGATAAAGGTCGTTTTATCTATACTAATGATAATGAGATATCGGAAACTGCTGAATACTATTGTATTTTAGTAGCAGACGAATCTGCACCAGAGCAAGTATTGCTAAGTCTTACGTCATCTCAGCTAGGGTTTAGTCGTCGTTGGAATACGATGCTAAATAACGCCCGAGTTAAAAATGCGAAAGGCGAATCTGTAGCTGCTCCGATGTTCTCTTACATTTACAACCTCACCACGATTCCCCAATCGAACGACCAATATAGTTGGATGGGTTTATCTGTAGAAAAGAGCAGACCGACCCCCATGTCGTTAGCTATGTCAGCTTTAGATTTCATGAAGGCCGCTAGGTCTGGTGAAGTAGAAGTTAAACACGAGCAAGAGGGTGTCGTCACTGATGCCGAGGACAATGACGAAGACGTACCGTTTTAGGCAATCAAGGGTGAGCAATGTCGATACAAGAGGAGTTTGCCGCCCGTTTCGCGGGGTTGAGACACGGCTATAGTGTCTTTACCCCGACGAAAGAAACGAGAGAGGATGGCAAAGCAAAAGGTAAATATGTAACAATTTCGCAAACGCTCAATCAAAAAGAACTAATAGCCATATGGGCAGAGCATTTGAGAGGGGAGAGAAGTTTAGGGATCGTTCCAATAGATGAAGATAATATGTGCGTTTGGGGTGCCATAGATATCGACGATTACCCGCTAGATCTAAAAGGTCTATCAAAAAAGATTAAGAAATTTAAACTTCCACTGGTGGTGACGCGATCTAAAAGCGGTGGCGCTCACATCTTCCTATTTGTTTTTGACCCAGTGCCTTGTTCTCTTATGCAGCGTAAGTTGCGTCAGATATCTGCAGCGATAGGGTTCGGACAATCAGAAGTTTTTCCAAAACAAACCCAGCTTTTATTAGAGCGAGGGGATAGGGGTAGCCCGTTACAGATGCCCTATTTCGGCGGCGAGGACTCTACTAGCTACGGATTTAGCGGGACGGGAGGAGTTTTAACGCCTAAGAAGTTTTTGGAATATTGTGACGATATCGTCTTAACAGAAGAAGAATTAGAAAAGTTAGAAGTATCTCCGATAATCGAAGATGCAGAGTGGTTAGACCATTCACCTCCCTGTTTAGAACATCTGATAGCCCAGGGTTTCCCGAAAGGTATGCGTAACTCTGGACTGTTTAACGTAGGTGTGTTCCTGCGTAAAAAGTTCCCAGATGATTGGGAGGGTCGATTAGAGCAGGTAAATCATAAACATTTTAACCCGCCACTTAGCGCACAAGAAGTATTAAGTGTAGCTAAGCAAGTACAGAAAAAAGATTACTTTTATAAATGTAACGATCAACCGATAGCTGGACATTGTAATAGTCCGTTATGTCGTACACGAAAGTATGGCATAGGAGCGTCGGGAGGAACGCCGCTGTTTAGTAATCTGACTAAACAAAACAGTGATCCGCCTATCTGGTTTTTAGATGTAGAAGGAGGCAGGCTCGAATTAGAAACAGAAGAGCTACTAAACCAGACTAGGTTCCAACGTAAATGTATGGATAGCTTAAATATCATCCCGCCTAAAGTACGAGACAACGTATGGAGAACAATTATTCAACAGTTATTAGATAACTTAACGATTATCGAAGTGCCGCAAGACGCATCTACTGAAGGTCACTTTAACGAACTACTAGAAACTTTTTGTACAGAACGACCTGCTAGAGAACGTGACGAGCTATTACTTGGTAAACCCTGGAGCGATAAAACAAGAACTTATTTCAGGTTAGCTGATTTGATGGATTTTCTACACCGTAAAAATTTCAGAGATTACCCTAGAAATAAACTTACAGCGAAACTCAAAAATATGGGAGGCGAAGCGCACTTCTTCAATATAAAAGGAAAAGGTGTAAACGTCTGGCATATCCCAGAGTTTCAGGTACAAACAGAATCGCATACTCTGCCAGAATTTAACGACTCGCCATTGTAATGCTGAAGTCAAACGCACAAATAATCCTTGGCCCTCCTGGAACTGGAAAGACCAGTACGTTGTTAGGTTTGTTAGAAGAGGAATTAGATCGTGGGACTTGCCCAGAAGATATAGGGTTCTTTACGTTTACCAAACAAGCGGTGCAAGAGGGTAAGAGCCGAGCTATGTCTAGGTTCGGGATTACTAATAATCAATTACCGTTTTTTAGAACATTACATTCGCTATGTTTTTTCCAACTAGGACTATCGAAAGATAGTGTAATGGGAGCTAGAGACCTTAACGATCTAAACCAAAAACTAAACTTACGACTAACAGGTTCTATTAGTTCGGACGATGGACATGTCTCAGGTATTTCGAAAGATGACCGACTGATGTTCATAGAAAATTTAGCGAGGATGCGACAAGTTAGTTTAGAAACGCAGTGGCATGAATCTGATGATGTCGTAGGTTGGTTTGCCTTAGAACGATTTGCTAACGGGTTGCGATTATTTAAAAACGACAGATTACTTATCGACTACACCGATATGTTGCAGTTGTTTTTAGATCGTGGTCGTGCTCCTAGATTAGACGTTATGTTTGTAGACGAAGCGCAAGATCTGTCTCCGTTACAGTGGGCAGTCGTTCGTAAGTTATGTGAATCAGCTGATCGTATTTATATCGCAGGCGACGATGACCAAGCTATCTATCGGTGGGCTGGCGCTGATGTAGATTATTTGATCCGTAATTCTAAAGATGCGATGGTTCTTAAACAGTCTTACAGAATCCCTAAATCTATTCATACGTTAGCCGAGCGTTGTATCGGACAAGTAGCTTCGCGGGTACAAAAGACTTGGAACCCTAGAAAAGAAGCAGGCCATGTATCGTGGGAGAAATCTTACGAATCCATAGATATGGAATCAGGTGACTGGTTAGTATTAGCAAGGACTAATTACCTACTAAACGGTATCGAAGAACACTGTCGGTCAGAAGGATGGTTTTATAAAACCAAAAACCGTAACTCAGTTTCTGAAAAGAAAGTAAAAGCGGTGCGCGATTGGGAGACTTTACGCAAAGGCGGCGAGATACTGCTCGTAGATCTTATCAAAGTCTTAAATTATATGCGGGTCAGCGTACCTACCTCCCTAGAGAGAAACGACTTTGATAGTAATATCTCATTTGAAGAGGTGCAATCTTATATCCCTGACCTTAAACAAGAGTATTGGTACGATCTTTTCGACGGTATCTCTGTATCCGAGCGTAGCTATATCCGAGCAATGCTTAGACGGGGAGAAAAAATTACCAAAGAACCTCGTATCAAACTATCGACGATCCATGCTGCTAAAGGAGGAGAAGCAGAAAACGTAATTTTACTGACCGATATATCAAACCGAATCTATAAGTCTTACCAAGCTAACCCTGACGATGAGTCCAGAGTTTTTTATGTAGGGCTAACTAGAGCAAAACAAAATCTATTTTTAATAGAACCTCAAACACAAAAGTACTTCCAGATTTAGTCCTTTACTTTGTTAAAAAATCTAAGGTAAAGTAGTAAACCGTAGAAAGGAGAATATTATGGCGTCTATAAGAAAAACGCTTGACCAAAACGTAAACGATAGCAAAAACACTCGTATGGATATTGCTGGCGGCAATATGTTAGGTAACTGGCGTCCAGACGAAATAACACATATGACTCGGTACGACAAAATATCTACCTTGTGTATCGAAGAAGCAAAACGGTTAGGGCGACCGATAGATGTATTAGAGGCAGGATGCGGTGAAGTATGGGTTCTGCGTAACTTGTATAAAGCCTACACGATTAAAAAGTCCGATGTTATCGGATCGTATCGCGGCGTAGATATAGACCCTGCCTGTTTAAACGAAAAGGTGGGGTATAGCAGTCCTACTGGATTCCTCAAAGATTCGACATGGTTCGCTAACTTTAATGGTCAGATCGATATTCAAGATCTCACAGTAAACCCTGTATTCGATTTACCAGATAACTCTATAGATTTCTTTTGGACTACAGAAGTAATCGAACATATGGGACGCGAGTTTATTGCACCATGGCTCGACGATGCTAATCGTGTATTACGTCCAGGAGGACTGATATACGTTTCTACCCCGAACCACGACGGGTCTAACGATAAGCTCCCAGAAGATCACGTTTACGAGTGGGGCTTCGAAGAACTTAAAGAAGAACTAGAAGACGAATCTAGGGGCTGGAAAATACAGTCTGTAGTCGGCACGTTTTGTCAACTACCGAAACTCAAAAAAGCTATGGCTCAAGATAACGATGATCACGAATGGCGCTGGTGGCCTGATCAATATGAGTTACTTGAAGAACGCTACGGTAGACAGTTTTTACGAGTAGTTGCTGCTACCTTTTATCCAGAAGTATCTAACAACTGTGCGTGGATCTTGAGAAAGATTTAATGACCAACTTTATACCAGCAGAGGTAGACCGCTACGTTTATTGGATCGAAGAACGAGAGCGAATACGTCGAGTAAAAGAAGAAGATAGACAAGAACCGCCTTGGACTCGCGACCCGATATTACGAGAGTTTAAGTTTTGTCAAGTCTTCCGTGAGGACGATAGGACTACCCGCTGGTTTAGAGAACATATCCGAGAGCCGCTGCGTAATAAGCCAGAAGTATTGATGGCGACAGTTATCTTTAGATTTTTTAATCTTATAGAAACAGGACATACGTTACTCGACCATAACTTACATATCGAGTGGGATCGTCTCAAAGCTATCGAAGAAGTAAAAAAGCAACCGAAATGGATTACTGGTGCGTATATCGTCAAAACTCCTAACCGTATGGATAAAGTAACAGGGGTAGCTGAATGTATTACACATCTATGGGTAGAGCGAGAGCGGATACTAAAAGATTTTCAGTATTTTAAATCGCTATCGGATGCATGGAATTACTTATTACGGTTCCCGTATATAGGGCCATTCGTTTCTTACGAACTGGTCTCGGATCTAAGACATACCTATCTACTAGAAAACGCTGAAGATATTTGTTCTTGGGCTAATGCTGGCCCTGGAGCGATGAGAGGATTAAACAGGCTAACAGGTAGGCCGCTAGAATTTTGTAGGCGCAGTTGGGATTGGAACGGCGAGATGCAAGCACTTTATAAATGGTGCACTGAGAATATTGATTTGAGCCAGTTTGATAAACCTTTCGAAATGCGTGAGATTGAAGGCGGTTTATGCGAGTTCGATAAATACTCTCGGATACTACATGGTCAAGGACGCACCCGAAGCGTTTATGACTACTCGCAAAAAGATCGCCCGTTGATCGAGTACTACGGGGAACAACAATAAATCTGTAGGAGGCAGAGTGGGAAAACTAAAAAATTTGATTATAGACCTTGAAAGTAAAGACACTGACTTCGTAATGGAGCATTACGGATTGTTTTTAGAGAAAGCTGTAAAAGATAGAAACATGCCGCACTCTTGGTCAGATGCGATAAACGCTATTCATTGGGCAGCTTACTTAGCTGATAAAAATTTAGTGCGATTACAAATAGAACATATCCTCAGAGAGCAAACGGAGAGTCTTTATGAAGGTGATTAACGCCGTTAATGTAAACGACGCTTTAATGCGAGGGATCGATTTGTTTAAGTCACCGATAAATTATAGGACTCAAGAAAGTCGTAACGGCCCAACGATGGAGTGCCGTACACCAGTTACGACAGTTTATAACAAACCTTGGCAACGAGTGTTATTTAAGACAGAGCGAGACGCTAATCCTTTCTTTCATTTATATGAGTCGATATGGATGTTAGCTGGCTCTCGAGACTTAAATAAACTAACCCACTTTAATTCAGGGATGTCTCAATACTCAGATGATAACGTAACTCTTAACGGTGCTTACGGTTATCGCTGGCGTAGACGTTTCGATTATGACCAATTAGCCGACGTAGTTGACTCGCTAAAAGAAGACCCCGATAGTCGCCGTGTTGTCCTACAGATGTGGGATCCTGTTCACGATCTAAATAGCATCAGTAAAGATATACCCTGTAATACGAATATCTATTTCAAAGTACGGGGCGGCGAACTGCAGATGACAGTTTGTAATAGATCGAACGATATGATCTGGGGAGCTTATGGTGCTAACGCTGTCCATATGTCGGTGTTACAAGAATACATAGCATCTGCCCTCGGAGTATATATAGGGCCGTACTATCAAATCAGTGATAGTTTTCATGTCTACCTAAATAAAGAATGGGATAAAATTAAACACCTGAGTGTTACACCTTTCCTGCCTGTCAATGAGTTTTATCCAGAAACTCATTACCCTTTATGTTCTAACCCTGAAACATTTTTAGAGGAATGTGAATCTCTAATCGACTCTATCCCGCCTCGCAGGGTATCTGGTAATCCACACCCTGTTAACGTCTGGCCAAAAATGTGGAAAGAACACGAATACAAAAACACGTTCTTTCCTGAAGTAATGATCCCGATGATCAGAGCTTATTTATGTCATAAGGAAAGAAAGTATGAAGAATGCTATACGCACTTGGCGGAAATTAAGGCGGAGGATTGGCAGTTCGCCTGCCTCCAGTGGATTAAAAGACGTGAAGCTAATTGGAGAAAGAAGAATGGGGCTTGATGCTAAGTGGACAGAGATGAAAGATCTCGCTCAACAAGATATTTTGAGCTTAATAGAATCAGAAAAATCTTACGGCGACTCGTGGAAACGACGAGGAGGTACAGGTGCTTTTATGATGCTCGCTCGTAAATTCGATCGGATCGAACAACAAGCAGAAAGTTGTAATTACGACGTATTTAAAGCAGGAAATATGTTCGGTGGTGAAGATGGTTTACTCGACGATATCGGAGACTTGAGACGATATTTGTTTTTAGTAGAACACCATATTCGATACAGCATAGGAGATATCGACCCCGATGCAGATACCACTATTACAACCTGAAAGCGATTGGATAGCTCCGCAAGTTTTACCTAAGTTCGATCCTCATGAAACATTAGCAGTCGATTTAGAAACTTACGACCCTAACCTGACGAACCGTGGGCCAGGATGGGCAACAGGCGACGGATATATCGTAGGGATAGCTATCGCATCAGATAAATGGTCAGGGTATTTACCGATACGACATGAGAACGGCGGTAATTTAGAAGAAGAATTAGTAATCCGCTGGCTTAAAAGAACCTTTGAAAATCATAAAGGTACGATGGTTTTCCATAATGCACTTTATGATGTCGGTTGGCTCAAACGAGAGGGCGTAGAGTTAACTTGTACTATCCGCGATACGATGTTTGCAGCTCCGCTGTTTGACGAAAACCGCTGGTCATACTCGTTAAATAATTTAGGTATGGATTTTTTAGCAGAGTCGAAAGACGAAACGCTACTAGAAAACGCAGCTAAAGCATGGGGTGTAAATCCGAAAGGCGGTATGTGGGCACTGCCTGCTAAATACGTTGGGCCATACGCTGAACAAGATGCAGTGCTGACGCTCAAACTATGGAAGATATTTAAAAAGCGGATCGAGATCGAAGGCTTACAAAAAATCTACGATTTAGAATGTGATCTTATACCGCTGCTGATCGAGATGCGTTGGCGCGGCGTTCGGATCGATACAGATCGGGCAGAACAAACAGCGACTGAGATGTCTAAAAAAGAACAGCAGTTGCTCGTAGAAATCAAACGTAGGTTCGGAGTCAGCGTAGATATTTGGGCGAGCGCCTCGATACAAAAAGCATTCGATACCAACGACTTATGGTATCCACATACAGAAAAAGGTGCGCCTAGTTTTCAGGGGCCGTGGTTAGAGGCTCACGAACATGATCTCCCGAAGATGATCGTTGAAGCTCGACGTATCAACAAAGCTCGGACGACATTTATCGAAGGTGCGATTTTAGAATACTCCCATAACGGTCGGATACATGCCGAAGCTCATCCTCTTAAAAATGATGGTGGCGGTACAGTAACAGGCAGGTTTAGTTACTCGAACCCAAACTTACAGCAAGTACCTGCTAGAGACCCAGAGATCGGTAAACTTATACGATCTTTATTTATCCCAGAGGAGGGTGCAACGTGGGGCGCGTTCGATTACTCGCAACAGGAACCTAGGATAACCGTACATTACGCCTCCCTACTCGGCTTAGAAGGCGCTACGGACGCTGTAAAAGCCTACTCGACCGAAGGGGCCGACTTCCACCAGATCGTTGCCGATATGGCAGGTATCCCTCGCAAACAAGCTAAGAATATAAATCTTGGGTTGACGTATGGCATGGGACAGCAAAAGCTGATCCGAGAGTTAGGTTTAGAACCAGACGAAGCTCTTAAACTGTTAGAAACATATCATCGCCGTGTGCCGTTTATACGAGGCTTACAATCAAGGTGTACTCGGATAGCGGAACAGCGCGGGTGTATTACGACGCTCGGAGGTCGGAAATGCCACTTCGATTTGTGGGAGGCGGTCGGATTTTTACATGACGAAAAACAAACTCCTCTACCACTACAAGAGGCGAAAGATAAATACGGAGATAATCTCAAACGATCGTTTACATATAAAGCACTAAATAAATTGATCCAGGGTTCAGCTGCTGATATGACGAAACTCGCGATGCGTGATCTGTGGAAAGAAGGATTAGTGCCGCATATACAAATACATGATGAACTCGACTACTCAATATTTAATCAAGAACAAGCAGAGATCGTGATCGACCGAATGGTAAATTGTGTAAAGATGCGAGTACCGTTAGTCGTAGATTACGAGTCTGGATCAAATTGGGGAGAAGCTGAATGAGAATACAAAGCCTGAGTCAAGAAGATATTCGACATTATGAAAAAACGTACAAGGATATTTACCAGCTTTACACTACTGAGACGATGACTATGAAAGCTATCGGTGACCTATACGGAATTACGAAACAACGTGTATGGCAGATAATTAGAAAGATCGAAAAGGGAGATGGCGATTACTACTATCAGCACCGTTCTAAGGGAGATTATCGTGAAGCTCAAGGATGAGCATTTTAATTTCCAATCGGAAGATTTAGATCTCAAAGTTATCTTCGAGACCTTACATATCTGGTTAGAAGATATGAGGGGTAGGCCAGAAGTCGATATGATGGATACATATCGAGCGATGGTATTCGTCGGATTAGTAAATTTTATTTACTTACATAATCTAACGCCAGAAGAAAGTGATGACTTTACAGACTTTTTCGTACGTTCTGCTCACGAACTTTTAGAAATATTCGGTGACCAACAAAGCGTTATGGAATCGTTTACAAAAGAAGGGGAGACGATGCACTAATGAAAATAACAAATCGAGAAATATTTACAGGCGCGGCGATCGGAGGATCGATCGTTATTTTTATATATGGACTGCAACTTGTTTTACATTTGGTCTTACATATCTGATGGCTAGAGAGGCACAGCTTTGGACTCTAATTAAAGAGAATTTACCAAAAGATGCCCACGTTCAGCGGATCGAGACAGGATTAACAGGCAAAGGCGTACCAGATTTAAATTACTGTCAGAAAGGCAGAGAGATCTGGATCGAACTGAAATCGATCGACGGGAATAAATCACAGCTCAGCCCGTTTCAGATTGCATGGTTATACAACAGAACGAAAGCAGGCGGAAAATGTTTCGTACTGATTAGAAAGAAGAAAGAAATAAGATTGTTCCGGCCAAGAACTTTAGAACAGTATAAAGAACTAAATTGGAACTCACCGTATGTAACAGCAGTGACCGCACCATACGATTGGCCGCATTTATTTAGCAGCATATACCACGGATAGCTGTTCTCGCGCCTGTTCTCGCGCCTGTTGTTTTTATAATGGTTTTTTATAGTCGGCTAAAAAGCGGCGTTATAATTAAAGTAAGCGTGCTAAAAACGCGCCGTAGCGCCGCGCCGTACCTATATATAGGGCGCGGTTTTTAGAAAGTAAGAAAGGAGACCGTTATGGTTGCAGCAGTAGAGAGTATGGCCTGGACAGGCCAAGTACCGTGGCATAGGGAGGGTGTCGAAGTCGACAATAACCTTACGCCACACGAGATGATGGTAGCAGCTGGCCTTGATTGGACAGTTAGTAAGCGCCCTTTATATACGCTCGAGCATGCGCCCGAGAAGTATGAGAAAGATGATGAGGGCAACCTTATCGTAACTAGTCTTACAACGTACCCTGACCGCTTTAGTATCATGCGTGATACTGATAACCAAGCGTTAGGTACTTGTTCAGCCGATTACCAACCTATCCAAAACGAGCGTATCTTCGACTTCTTCCAGAAGTTTGCTAAACACGCTAAGATCACTATGGAGACCGCAGGTAGTTTGCGTGACGGTAAAGATATTTTCGCACTAGCGCGGTTAAACGATAACTTTGCACTTCCAGGAGGCGACGAGCTACAACCTTTTGTTTTGTTTCGTCAGCCACACGAGCCTGGATATGCGATGAATATTATGGATACCGAAATACGGGTCGTATGCAGTAATACATTGCAGCTTGCTTTACGAGGAGCAAACGTCGCCCAGTACAAAATGTCCCACCGTTTGGTGTTCGATGAGCTAAGAGAAGAACAAGCACTTAAAACTATGGGCGCTGTTTATGAGCGGCGTGCAGAGTTTAAAGAAGCGGCTGAGTTCTTAGCTAAAACCAAAGCTAAAGACGGTCAGGTTATAGAGTTCATCTCTAAACTTTACCAGCCTAAAGTTTTGGAAGAGCACAAGCCCGAGGACGGCCCACTGCGTGACGGGTTTAGTAGCACTGCTAAAACAGTTTACGAGGCTCTCGCTACCGCGCCAGGAGCTGATCTTAAATCAGCACAAGGCACATGGTGGGGCGCAGTAAATGCGGTGACCTTCGTCGAAGACCATAAGCGTACAGGTGATAACCGTGTATATAACGCGATGTTTGGAGACGCGTCTACCCGTAAAACCAAAGCGTTGAACCTAGCTATTGAATATGCGAAGGCGGCGTAGTGGGTAGAGTTGTCGATTTAAATAACGCAGTAGTTGTAGATAGAAAACTTATTAGCGAGCTATGGGTTTTACTTCACTCACTGAGTGATAAAGCCCTGCTATCTGGTTCGTTTGAGCATTTCCAAGAACTACAGGAGGAGGCGGCTGACGCCTCCCGCTGCATTGCAATAAAAATGCTACAACAAAACTGTGAGCCTTCCGCGAGGATTACAAGTTGTGGATTACTACCAAGTTTCAAAGAAGAAGGAGAAGTTAGTGTCTAATGGTAAATGGGACGATATATCTTTTGATGACGATATACCGTTACCGACAGATGTTCGTAGCTCGGATAAATATCCATGGGCTAAATTTCCACCACCAAACCCTAAGACGGGTCAAGCAAGATCATTTGCTTTTACCCCAGATAACGATGGTATCGATACATCGAAGCGGTTAAAGAATCGTATAGACCAGTCGCTACGCACGTTTATTAAGGGTAAAGAACCAACGTGGAGATTTATCTCTCGAGTAAAACTAGAGAACGACGAGAGCGTTGTTCGAGTATGGAGGTTAGCCAATGAAAATGCCGACGCTTAATCTACCAGAAGATATGATTCAGCTAAAAGACGAGTTGATGATTATCAGAGCTAAGAGTCTACGCATTGCAGAGCGTTGCGATAACCTGTTAGAAACTGTGCTTAAAGTCGACGGACAAACAGAAATGTTTGATACTGGCGAACCAACATCGGCCTATGTTAATCAAGACCGATAGTTTATTTAGTGCTTTACTTCCGCTTTACGCTGTAGTAAGATGCGCTACATACTGGTAAAAACCAGTTAGAAAGTATAACGTCATCATAGAAAGGAGAATGACATGGCGACAGCCAAAAAAGCCGCAGCCCCTGCTGCACCAAAGAAAGCTGCCCCTGCGAAAAAAGCAGCAGCTAAAAAGCCAACTATCTCAGTAGCTAACGTGCCGATATCAAAAGCACCTGCTACGAAAGGTCGTGGACGTAGCCAGCAAAACTGGTCGTACACTGGCAAGAAGTTGTCTGAGACGACTAAAACTACCCCGCAGTTTCGTGGGTTAGTCGAAGGTCTGGAAGAGGGCCGTGAGCAGGGTAAGTGGAAAACACCGTTTACGATGAAAGACTTAGTCGACTACTGTGTCGTCGAAGGTTTTGTTTCTATGCCTAATACGAAAAACGAAAGTAAACAGAAAGCAAGAATTATTGCAGTCTACAAAAAGTTTCTTATCGATGAAGGCTACATCACGGATGTTGCTTAACAACACCGGTCAAGGGGCTTCGGCCCCTACGACCACAGGAGAAAGTAGAATGGAAGAACCGAAAAAGATAGCGCCATTACCAGCGAAAAAATGGTCTCAAACCCGCGTTATTTATGATGCGTTAGATACGTTAGGTGGTCGGGCGACTAAAAAACAGTTGTTCGCACAAACTAAATTAATCTGGCATAAATATCGTAACGATCGACCGCACCATACGATGGGAGAGTTCAATAGAATATTAAATTCTGTTGTGAGCCAAGGGTATTTACAAAGACTTACTGAAAAGAAGGGAGTGGATTTAAACTGCGATTTTACATTCGCGAGTTATGAACACTTCAAAAAAAGACAGCTTACTACTATAACTGCTCGAGCTATTTATACATTAGCGAGAGTCGAAAACGGTGAGCAAGAAGTCTCTGAAAAAACTCGTCGCAAATTAGAGGCGACAATAGATGACCCTGAGTCGTTTATACCAGCCCCTCGGATATATGGAGAAAGTTTAGATCTCAGCAAAGTGTTGAGAAGTCGGTCGGAAGAACCAGAACCAGAGCCAGATACTAAACCGAAACCTAAACCTAAACCCGAGCTAGACGCACCGACGAATATGGAAGAGTTGTTAGCAGCCGCAGAAAAGATCGTAGCGCGACAACAACCGTCTCCACATAACCCACCTGTTACAAAATTAGAAGTACCCGTTGTTCCTGCGATTGTAGGAATAGGAGTGACGGGATTAGTTTTAGGGGCCGTGATTTGCTTAGGAATTATCGCTTTATCCTGGTAATGTTTTTATAGTGGTTTTTTATAGTCCCCTTATTCGGGGGGCTATAATTAACGTAGGGCGGTAAAAAATACCGCCGATTAGAAAGGAGAACGTATGAGACTTATGACACCCCTCGAAAAGCTAGAAGAGCTTTTACCGACAGACGAACAAGATAAAGCACTTGTAAAAGTGTTCGAACAACAGGTGCTGGATAGCCAGCACCCAGACTTTAAATATATGACGTTTACCGATTGGATCGTTAAACACGTATCGAAAGCAAGTTATGACGATTGTATTATCGCTAAAGTTCCGAACCCACTCGCCCCAGAGTTAGGTATCGAAACTGACGGGTATACCCACTCATGAGTGCGGTAATTATAGATGACGGTACGATGGATACCGTCGTAGAGTATGACGGTATGCGTAAGCGATATAGCACTACATACCGTTCTTTATTTGATTCGGAGGAAGAGTTTTTAGATGCAGCGTTTAAAGATTTTTATGACGACCAAACTGATCAACTTGAAGCAGCGTATGACTCGTTACCGCGAGACATCACGCTCTGCTACAACGATGATTGTCGTTGTTGGAAAACCTCCAACCCAGATCTCGAGGGATACGCAACAGTAAAATGTTTACTCGGGTGTAAAGATTATAAAGTGCTCTACAAAGAGTTACCAAAGATTACGGATGCGATGTGGAACAGGTTACAACTGGAAGCATCAGATTCATGATTTGTGGTGGGGGACATACAACTCAGGCGACTGGTAGCGTCAGGGTGTTTTCCTCTCTCCAGCAGGAGAGTTATGAGAAATAGGTTCGATGAAGTGCAGGCCCCCAGCGGCGACAGTACGGACGTCGTTTTTGAACTTGCCAATTGAACCAACTACCAGACTTTATTTAATTAGAAAGGAGAAAGTTATGTCAGAAGACATAAACGAATGCGTCCTATGTGGCGACGAGATCGAAGTCCAAGCGAATGGTTGGGCACATGGTCATAACGCGCAGCCACTAGCTGACGGACAATGTTGCGGTAGTTGCAATGGATTAGTAGTTCTCGCTCGGATACGCCAAATGCGTGAGTATGCAGAGGAGTCCGTATCATGATCGATATCGACCGCGCACGCGAGTTAAGTGACGCTCGAGAGATCGAACGTATCCACGGCGGCCCAGAAGCTGAACCAAGTGTCTGGAGAGTGGACGTAAGATTTTATTTGAGAGCTTACGATAAAGATGATGCGTTACAGCGTTTGATAGACGAAGTTTTACCAGATGCCGTGACGGATAAATCTGACCCACAGAAGATTGAGTGGGAGTATGTCGATAGCGAAGAATGGGAACTACTAGAATAAACGCCTGTTGTTTTATTAGTGGTTTTTTATAGTCGCCGTATTCGGCGGGTTATAATTAATTAAGGGCGCGGGTAGCCGCGCCCGATTACTTATTAGAAAGAAGAAGGAGGCATAGATGCCATTAGCAGATTCAGATGTAAACGATGTGTTACAAGAGTATGTCGAAAGTCACCTCGGATTTAGCCACGATATTGCTTTCCATTTGGTAAGGTTAGCCGAAGCGAGTGCTATACACGTCGCAAGTTTCCGCGAGATAGACCAGACCGCTGACTTAAATTTCCCAGAGGTTAAGGCCCTCGCCCAAATTTATACCCATATCGACCCACGTCGTAAAACGATATTTAGTGATAGGGAGTCGGGACAGGCTTACGACGAGACTAAGTTTCGTGCTTTTTACCGCTGGTTAGACAAGAAAGCCGAAACTAACGAGTACGGTAACGGACGTAAGATTGCGTTACGCGACGCGCTAGTCGGCACCGACGCTTACGATAGAGCGTTCCCGAAAGCTGTACCTGTTGCGATTAAAGACGACGATGACTACGTCGACGAGGATCGGTGCGAAGCAGATTATGCAGAGGAGTATGTTCGAGATGCCTAAGCGTTACAAGATGCTTCGTAACACTAAACCAAAACAGCGGCCATTCGTGCCGCTAAAACCACGGGAGCCTCGACCAGAGGCTCTTCGTGAGATTAATTACCCATCCCGACCAGTAACTATGGACTGCACTAGCCGCCGTGATGATCGACCCGCTACTCGAGCGACGATCGCACCAGCGTATAACAAAGGAGCGTATCAGGTTATTCCTGAGTCGGATATTGAACACATCGGAAAGTAGAAAGGAGAACGCATGGAAAATAATAGATGGCCTGTAGGGTATGACTACCAACAGTGGTTGATCGATTTGCGAGTTGACCTCGCTAAAATCGAAGAAGTAACTGAACAGTCAATGGAGGTAAAGCATGCTTTCAGAGACCATCGCACTCGGTCGAGAAATAATTCTCGACGGATTAGTCAAGCAGCTTGAGGAGGGAGGCGAAAGCCTTACCACCGACGAGCTTGCTCGACTGCGTGGTAGTCTGACCGATAGCCTTGTACGAGATATCCTCGTAGAAGTTGCTAGTTGGGAAGACTAGCGACGGGGGGCGAAAGCCCCCTGACTTTTATTAAGGAGACGATATGTATTGGATCAGCAAGAAAGATCAAGGGCTTGGTATAGCCCTAGGAAGGAAGCGTTTACGCGATTTTAAACCAGAGGAAGGCTGCGAGTATTACGTTCGCACTAGTAGAAAGACGCCAGACTTTTGTGATTTTGTGCCCGTTTACATCGGCAAAAACGGCAAGCTCGTTAAGACCGATACAGCCTCAACGGGGTGGGTGATATGAGAAACGAAAATAACGAAACGCCACTCGACGTAGCTCGAGATAAAGTACTTACGAATATGGCCTGGGATATCAAAGCAGACCACGCCGATCTTGATGAGAATACGAGCGCGTTTGATAAACAAGTGCTACGTCATCAGATTAAAGAGTACGAAAAATTAGTTGACCGCTATAAACACGATACCGACGGGACAATAGAAGCGTTAACGATTTAGTCGCCTCCCGCCGTTGGTTTTTTAGTGGTTTTTTATAATCGCGCTATTCCGCGCGGTATAATAAAAATACGGCGCGCGGTTACGCGCGCCGGAATACGGTTAAACATTAGAAAGGAGAAAGTATGGGTAGATCATTAAATGTGATTGCAGCCGATATCGAAAACGATTGGCAAAAGGTAAACATTGCAGCGCAACCTTATTTAGAAGCGATGCACAATTTGATTACCGTTAACGACCGTTTCGGATTAGATAGCGGCGATTCGATTGTCCGTTACTTTTTAAGTAATTCGACTACTTGGCGCGGCCCAGTAGCACGAAGCATTAAGGCCGAGTTGAAAGCCTTAATTAATTAAACCGATAGAAAGGAGAAATACCATCACCACTAACCTTAAAACCCAAAACGATCTTCCACGGGAGACCGTTACCCATAAGACGACGTTAAAAACGATCGCCAGTGACATTAACAAACTGATCGCGCCTATCGACGAGATATGTAAATGGAGCGACGAACCAGACGGGTTTAACAGTATCCAAGCGCATTACATTAAAGCTAGGCACCTAGATAAGTTTTACGAAGCGGGTACTAGCGAAGGTAGTTACGTTACGGATTATTGTTACGAAACAAAAACGTATACCCCTGTATTACGACGGTGGTTTACCGATTCGACTAGGTGGTGTTACGACGACGATATACCGCCTAACGAAGACCGTGATAATTACTATAGAACGCCATTAGCTTGGTACGACGATCCGTCACGAGAAATAACTTACGACCGTGAGTTAGATAACTTCGGGATGATAGAAGTCGATTTGCAATTTGGTGAGACTATGTCGGTAGGCGTATTAGTTTCGACTGCGGCGGGGTTACATAATTTGAAATACCGTAACCCAGATTTGTACCGTGGCCTGACCCAGTTAGCGGATGGCAATTTAGCTACGCATTACCGCTCATGGGAAGGGTTATACGAAATACCTACGACGACCCATTGGTCAGAACGTAAACGTGACGAGAAAGGTTTCGTGACGGACGATTCGGGTTGGATAGACCACCAAGATAATAACATAGTTTGGTGGTTTTACGAATACGGTATGAATGGTTTACACCTACAGTCATGGGAACGTAGTTTGTACCATATGATTAGGGGTACGCAGCCGAGACCGGCAAAGGAAGAGCAATACTATAAAGATCACGTAAGTGACCACAAGAGGTGGGATGCGTTACTACATAGCTCGCACGAACAAGGCGGTAGAGTAGATGTGCATCACGATCTTATTAACCCGTTACTACGAGAAGTAGATCTCGAGACGATCTTACGATACAAGCTATACAACGCATTAAAGGTATAGATTATAACCGCGCCCCGAAAGGGGCGCTTTACTTTAGCAAGGAGAAAGTATGGATATTAAAGAAGCGATGAAGATCGTAGCCGAGCAAGTGATTGTAAAAGGCGACGAACGGATCGAAAAAGCTCTACAAACAGTAGAGTCAGAATTAGGTTTGAAACCAATGGTTAGCCATGGTAATGGGGAGCCGTTCCATTATGTAAGGGAGTGGCGTGGGCCAAGCCCATACAATAAACTTTACCAGTTAGCTCGTGAAAAGATTTACGATAAATTAACGACTGAAGATAGTTTCGAAGAGTGGTTGCAAAAACATACAGTGATCGACCATTTCGAAGGGGCTATTATGATACGACGGACTGAAGAAGAGGGATGGGATGACGGGATAGAGTTTCATGATTTCATTAAAGTTATTTGGGAAGATGGTGGTGGGGCAATAACCGATCACCGTCATTTTGAAGAGCTTTTACAACTGCCTTTGAGCGTGAGAGAAGGCCACGCTGAAACCTCTTAGACTTACCACGGATCGTGATTAGCCCGCCTCGAGCGGGCTTTTTTGTGCCTATCGAAACGATTAGGAATATCACTGATATTGTCTATTTAGAAAAAAAACTTTTTTAAAAAAAATTAACAGAATTGACTAATAGAGTAATAGAAGTAATAGAGTGAAGAAAGAATGCAATAGATACGAGGGACAGGAGCCGTGGTTAGTCTGATCGAAAAGTAATAGAAACTATGAGTTCTATTAGTTTGAGAACAGAGAATAGATGTGAGAGGCCGCGAGCGAAAGTTTTACTTTTTATAAATAATATTATTTTCTAGAATAAAGAAGACACTCCACCAGCCCTCGGATCCATTGATGAAAGACCTACAGTACACTGCGATGCTGCCTGCTGACGACGGGAATGGGTATATCGACCCCGATGGTAAGAGATGGCAACCGCTAAACCCAAAGCAAAAGAAGTTCGCTCGAGAGTATTTGAAGGGACAGAATGCAACGGAAGCAGCGGTAAAAGCAGGGTATACAAAGAATCGAGCCGCAGCTAAACGCCAAGGCAGTGTGTTACTGAATCACAACCCACTTCTCAGAAACTATCTGATCGACCAAGAGATCAAGGAGGCGGAGAGAGATAGAGTTTCGATGGAGGGCCACCTCACCGCGCTCCACGACCTGAGGGAAGAGGCACGGGAGCAGGGGCAAATCAACGCAGCGATCACGGCTGAGATCCACAGGGGCAAGGTCGGAGGACTTTACATCGATCGACGCGAAGTGCTGACTGCGAAGATCGACTCGCTATCGAAGGATCAGCTGATCGATCGACTCGGTCAACTGATTATGAAACGATCGCCTCAGACGATCGAGGGACAGATTACCAATCGGATCGGATCGATCGAGAAAGAAAAGGAACCAATAGAACGGTAGGGCACCCGCCCACCCACCCGACTTGATCGGATCGGATCGAAAGGAACAGATCGGATCGATCGAGATCGATCGATCGATCGAAGCGAACAGAAGAGATTGGAACAGAATAGAATACGGGCGGCGCTAACGGTTTTGCTAAGGGGCGCGGTCTAACGGTTTTGCTAAGGGGCGCGTCTAAGTCTAACCGTTATACTAAGGGGCGCGTCCGCTAATTCTAACAGTTAGGTTTAGGCGCGTACTGAACCACTTAAGCTAACAGTTAGGTTAAGGGGCGCAGGGTAAAAAAAGGGCCAGCATTGCTGGCCCCTTTTATTAGTGGTTAGGCTATTCCTCAGTAGCCTCGTCAGTGGGTGCAGATACAAAGACCTTATACTTGTCAGCAGTACGCTTGTAGTGATTTCCGTTACTGTTGGCTATGTAATAGGTTTGGCCCGTTAACCAGCCAATGTAGGTTTTAGCTACTACGCTGGGTAATTGGTTGTACCCCTTAATGTCGCCGTTGGCTTGCTTCCTAGCCCAGACCTTATCCGTCATAACCTCGGGAGCCAGTTCAGGGTAAGCAAGGTTAGCCTTGTCTTTAATTGACAAGCCTTGTCTACCGCCGCCCTTCACAGTGAGGTAGGGCTTAGCTAATTCGTCAAGCTCGCCAAAACTAAAGTCGGTCTGACCTGCCTCTAGTAGCGAGTTAGCCATGTAAATCATTAGCATATTCTGACGATTTATTTTAGGCTCTGACCATTCGCCAGCTAACATAACCCGTTCGATCTCTGGCTGACTTAACTGCCATCTAAACTCGGTGTCTACCCCAGCGGCAGGCCTAATAGCCTTAACTAATGCAGCGTGACTATCCGCTGCGGCGAATGCCTCACTAAGTGTGAGACCACTACTTAACTGACTCGCAAGGTCAGCCATCATATCTGAATTAGACATAATGTTTCCTTTTATCAATGTTAAAGAACAATGACAGGGGCCATCCCTGCCATAGGTGTATTTTAACCTTAGCCTAACCTAAAGTGCAACCCCTACCTAGTGCCTATACTTAGCGCCTAAAGTAACGGATTAGCTAAGGGGCGCAGCTTGCCCAGGACAAACCTATATACTAATGCTGACAGTTAGGTTAAGGGGCGCAGGGCGCGGCTCGCCTACGGCTCGCGGGGGTATACCCCCTTTCGGGGGGTTAGTGCTCCCCCCCACCCGCCCACCTTGTCCCTGCCTCATAATTTGCGATAGTTTTG